ACTAGATCCCGATGCCTCAAACTCCTTAGGTGAGATTTAATCTTATCCCAGGAGTAATCGGTGATGAGGGGGGGTATCCCCTCCTCATGCCTATTAAGGTATTGGAACCAATAGTTCCAATACCTTCTCCTCCAGTGGGTTCCAATGAACTCTCTCTTGGATTTCGGGTCCTGGATCTCTATTAGAGATTCATAGGACCTGAGGATGATGCCTACAAAGTTTTCAACTGTGTAGACACCATGATTTCTCTCGAGGTCGCCTAATTTCTTTAGAAAAGGAATTAGGTTATCTCTAGAGTAATAATCATCAATATTGACTCTACCGAGTCCATTATCGATGATTAGGGTCTCGATTGCATCCCTAATAGGGTCAACCGGGATCTCCAATGAGGGTTGGACTAAGCGACTTGCTAGTCTAACTTCCCATTTATCAGCAACTCCCTCCGAACATCGTGATAGGAGTACCTGAGTAGGTAGGGGGGCTCTAATAGAGTACCTCTCCACCTCTTCTTGATCTAGTGCAAGACCTAGTCCGAAGGGCTTAGGTAGCATTAGAACAGAGAATAATGAATTCTCTAACTTCCTAGAAGGAAGTAGGGCCTTCATTCTCCATAAGAAGCGGTCGCGTAGCAACCGCTTGTTATGGATACGGGACCAGGCAAATTGTTTTTCTAAAGCCTTTGCCTTCCCGATAGCCGTATTGACTTCATTATGAAGCTGATGCGGCTTGACACAAGGTGACAGTAGTCTAACCTTGATCACGTCACAGTAGGCGGACATATCATATGTCTCGTCACTGTCGAGGAATGATGGTTCCGTAAGATCCACGTTCCTAAAGTAGAAAGGGGTTTGTAAATATACACCCCCTTTTCTACTCATTAGGTGTTCGTCATCGCTGATGAGGAAACCTAATTCAATAAAGGTATCTGTAACTAAGTTAAGGTACCTCATTGGACCATGTACGAGGTGATCATCACCTCCTATGTGAAAGAAGTACCATTTAGGATACCTAAGTGGTCCTCTTAGCTGCCCGGTGTATATCCTCAAGGAGACACGCCGAGTAACCTCCATTAAGATCGTTAGTAACGCCTTAGTGAGTGGTTCACCCATTAAGATTCCTCTTTTTAGGTGAACCTCGTGACCATCTGGGAAAATCCCAATCCGGTCATCACAAAACATATCTATGACTAAGTCAGAGAGGTATGTTTTTACGCCCATACCCTGTAATACACGGTAGAGCAATACACGTGCTAATTCCTTTGGAAAAGCATCTGTGCAAGACTTCATGTCGCTAAAAAGCCACCATCGAGTCTTAGAGATGTGCCTCATATTGAGGTAAGCATCCCAAGCGGGGGAGCTCCTGCTTAAGCAGGCACAACCCCCCGGCTTATTCCTTAGAGCATCTATTAAATAGTGCCCCCAGGGATGTTGTAAGATTGAAGCCCACCAGGGTAACATACTTACAATCCTTGTCTTCCCACCCGGCTCGGGTACGGGGACAATTCGACAACCGATTAACTCATCCGAGTCATTGGTTGCCTCTAGAAAGCACACTGCATAGTAGTATACCTGCCTAGCGAATACCTCATCG